TTCATTAAATATGCAAGTGTTTTCAATAACAGAAGTAACAGAAACAAAATAGCACTCTATCGCTAGAGTGCTATTCCAGAAAGGAAACAACTATGAATAATTCCATATCGTTTTCTTTAATGATACTAGAAATTGTCTTATAAAACAACTACAATGTAGGCACAAGAACAGGAGAAATAAATGAATAAAGAAATTATAAAAAAATTAACTAAAGACTTCCCAAAAGATGTAGTTAAACAAGCACCAAAAGGAAAATTTGGATCGTATGTACCACATCACTTATACACACAACGATTAGTAGATGTTGTAGGTGGGCAGTACAACTTTCTTATTAAAGAAGTTATTAGAGATAAAGATAACGCAGTTGTAGGTGCAATTTGCAGATTAGAAATTGAGGGCTTAGGCGTTGTAGAAGAAATTGGAGATGTAGATACAAACGCATTAAACAGGAACATTACTGAAAGTGAAGTATTAAAACTAGCAGTTAGCGATGGAATCAAGAGATGTTGTATGCGATTTGGTATAGGACTAGAACTCTGGACAGGTGGCGTAAGTGAAGAAGAACATTACGCAGGTGGTAGCACTACACAACTTATTGATAGTAGTGGTGGTAAAGTTACAAACTTGGGTAGCATAACCTATAATCCACCAACAAAAGAAGTAGCTGAAACTACTGCTGAAAGTAGCAAGAAGTTTAGCGAAGATGTAGGTGCAGAACAAACTGTAGCTGAAACTTTAAATATCTTTATTGAAACATTTAAAGAAGATAAGAAAGCTAAAGCAACTGCAAAGAAAACTGCTTACGATCAAACAGTCCAACAAGGTGCAGATGAAAATGTAGAGAATTGGACAGAAGAAAATAGAGAAATGTTCTATGCGTTTTTTGAAGTAGCTATCAACATTAGTGATGTGTTTGGTGATGTTGTAGTCAAACAAGATAACGATAAGATAGTTTGTGATAAGTGCAAGACAAGTGATTGGGTAGAAGATAATAGTGAAAAGAAAGCTAGTGATCCAGCTAAGTATGGAAAGATACCTACTCTTGTATGTTCTAATTATGGAAGTAATCAAGGTTGTGGAGATGTTATAGAGTGGTAGAGAAGATATACATACCACCTAAACTTCAAGCACTTATAGATAAGTTGAACTTAACTGAAGAACAGATTAAGTTTTACGCAAGTCAGGAAGATGAAGTTTGCAAACGCAAGTTTGATTGTCCTGAATACAAGCATACCTACTATGACAACGAAGGCAGAGTATATTGTGCAGAGCAATATAAGTTTGTACCTAATGAAAAAAATCCATATGCTAGTGAGAAAAGAGTATGTCATAAATACTTAGGAACAAATACAAAAGAAGAACAGGACTATTTGTTTTGAAGTGCAAGAGTTGTGGTGTAGGCGAATACGATATATATGGTATGCCTAGTCATATTAAAGATGACTACTGCATACTGTGTAGGGAAATGATAGGGAGAATTGATGAAAGTAATTGAAAGAATATATGACTTTGAAAATGGAAACAGATATGTTATTGAAACTAAAGAGTGTTTTCATTGTGGAGAAACAGGAACTGTAGAAATATTTACACAGGAAATGTTTTATCTTAATCAAGGTATGCACATACAAGATGCAGTTAAGTCTTTAGACAAAGATTTAAGAGAACAGATGATTACAGGAACACATCCTAAGTGTTGGATAGAAATGTTTGGTGAGGAAGAATAATGGATCAAAAACAAAACGGCACTTGGTATGAAAATCCAGGTGGAATAGTTCAATCAAACGAATGGTACACACCACCAGAATTATTTAAGAGTTTAAATACTACTTTTGATTTAGATGTTGCAGCACCTAAAGGTGGTGTACCTTGGATTCCAGCAGAAAATCATTTTTACGAAGAAATAGATGGATTAAAACAAGATTGGTATGGATTTGTTTGGTGTAATCCACCTTATGGTAAAGATACTGGTCTGTGGCTAGAAAAATTAATACAACACAGAAACGGCATAGCTTTAGTATTTGCAAGAACAGACACACGCTGGTTTCACGATTACGCAACAAAAGCAGATATATTATGTTTTATAAAAGGTAGATTAGCATTTTACAAAGGTAGTGTACAGGCAAAGCAAGGCAGTACAGGAAGTTTATTAATTGGTTGTGGTAACAAAGCTATTGATGTGATTAATCAAGCAGAATTAGGATTAAATGTAGAGTTATGAAAGTCTTAGAACTGTTTGCAGGAAGTTGTAGTTTTAGTGATGTAGCTAAAGAATATGGATATGAAACATTTACTATTGATAATGGTTTAGATTTATTAACAGATGATCATTATTCAAAAATAGATTTAGTAGAAGATATATTAGAACTTAATACAGATGACATTCCATTCAGTCCAGATATTATATGGGCAAGTCCACCTTGCACTACATTTAGTATTGCAAGTTGTGGTCATCATTGGAACGCACCTGATGAACAAGGTATAAGAATACCTAAAACAAATGAAGCAGAAATAGGTTTGTTATTGTTAGAAAAAACTATATTCATAATGAATGAACTGCAACCAAAGTATTATGTTATAGAAAATCCAAGAGGTCTTATGCGTAAAATGGGTGCAGTATATTATCTATCAAGACACACAGTAACCTACTGTCAGTATGGAGATAGCAGGATGAAACCTACAGATATATGGACTAACGCAGATTGGACACCTAGACCAATGTGCAAGAATGGTATGTCTTGCCACGAATCAGCACCACGAGGATCAAAGACAGGAACACAAGGATTAAAAGGTGCTTATGAAAGAAGTAAAGTTCCTTATGAATTATGCAAAGAATTATTAGAGGTAATGGTATGACACAGACAGAGATTGTAGCAAAATTAAATGAGTTATATCCTGACTTAAACTTAGTTGAATGTGAGGATCAGTTCTGTTCTTGTGATGCAGAAAGTGATAACTACATTGTAGAGATAAAGTCAAGAGATAAACAATATAACAGTTGGATTATAGAGAAATCTAAGTTTGAAAAGAACATTGTTAAATCTGTAGAGAAAACAAAGAAATTTATTTATCTTACTGAATACAATGGAAAGATTATGACTTGGAACATACATAATCTCGTGAAAGAAAATTATGACTTTCAATGGACAGAAATGCCTATGCCTGAAACAACAGAGTTTGATGCTAACAATGTTATACCAAAGATAGTAGGATTTTTATACGAAGGTAAAGCAAAAATACATAAGGAGAAAGAATGATTGATGTAATGTTAAGCAAAGCTACAACTGGAATGGTTATAGCAGAGTTATTAAATAGAAAAGATGATAAAGGAACACCTTTATTTATGGGTAAAAGTATAATGCTATCCAATGGTCAGCAACAATTACTTGCTATCCTACCTAATGTTCAGATACTTACAGCAATAGAAGAAGAAGAATGAACGATTTAAGAATGCTAGATAACTGTGTTGAATGTGGTTCAGATAGGCAAACAACATTAACTTATGATGGTAAATGTGTAGGTTGTATTGCACATATGATAGAGGATTGTGTCTAAATTATCTTGTAGTTATCCCAACCATCTTTATCAATAGTAAAAGTTAATACTCCTGGTTTACTCCACATACCTGTTCTTGCTGTGAAATCTATACTTGCATCAATACTAGGACATTGAAACCAAGTTCTTGCACCTTGTTGTAACATTCTTGGGTGGTGGTAATGACCTGTAATTAATATATCAGCTTCTCCAGCAGGTAATTCACCAAACATCTGACCTTGCCACCACTTCATTATCTTTCCTTCAGGACCTGATCCACCTGCTGTCATATGTCCGTGTGTAAAAGCTACCTTGATACCTTTAATATCTAATGTATGATGAAATCCACTAGGAACTGATACAGATACTTTCTTATATCTAGGATTTTGTTCCATAATCTCACCACAAATCTCTATGTGCATAGTATCAGAGTTGTCTAATCGTGTTGTAACAACCTGTCCTTTACCACTTCTTGACATTTCTCCGTGATTAGCAGGTACTCCAGACAAAATTATCTTGTTTGCATAAGGTAAAAATGTATCAACAGTTTTCATAATTAGTTTTCTTGCTAGATGATACTGTTGTTGGAGTGTGAGAGATATATTAAAGGCTTGTGAGTCATAAAATCCATAACAACCTTCTGTTAAATCGCCCATAGAAAGCAAATAAATTTCATCTACGCCACCTAGTGCCTTAACCTGCTCTACTCCTCTCTGAAGTGCCAAATCGTAGCGTTTAAGGGTATTTTCTACTCCTAGGTCATCTTTTCCTAGCTGCCAATCACTCATTGTATAGATGTACGCCATATTATTATTAATAGGTTTCTTTTTGAGTGGTTTTTTCTTTGAGATTTCTTTTTCTAACTTCTTAAACCATTCATCTCTGGCAGGATTTATCTTTCTAACAACACCTTTGAAAGCATAAAAGGTTTCAACCTGTCCACCTTTGAGTTGAGCGTTCCAAGATGATGCACGAACCTTGCCATCTATCTCATAATATCTAGGATCAAATCCCCATTCTCTTAATATGTCATCAAATTTAGATTTATAATTGGGGTCAGTTCCAATGTGTGTGATTTCACCTAGACCTGTAGCTTCATCAAACTCTGCTGATGGTTGCCAACCTGATCTAAAGTAATTATTTCCTAAGTCTTTTTTATCTGTCATACGCAGCCTTTCTGTTATGGCTAATTATAAACAGTTAATAAGACTATTTCTACTTACTTAATTTTTTCTTAGCAAATTCCTTGACAACTACTAAAGCAGCAGATGCACCTGATAGTGCAGCAAGTTGAATAGCATTGACATCAAGTCCAACTAATGGTGCAACAGTTAAAGCACCAAGAAATGCTTGAACAAATGTCCAAAGAGTTTTCTCTAAAACAATTTTATATTCTTCGCTCATTGTATTATTCTTCCTAACTTTAATTTATTTTCTATATTCTCTAGTTTAGCAATAATTGTATCTAATTTTCTTTGAATAAATTGTGGATGTATCATCTCTGGACCTGTTGCATTAGATAAATCTTCAGCAGTTATGTTAGTAGTACTCTTTAATAATGAAGTATCTACTTTATCCCATTCAATAATCCATTGTCGCCAAGCATCTCCAGGACAAGCAGTTTGTTTAAAGGAACTATGAGGTCTTAACTCTCCTTTGACTTGTGAGTAGAGCCACTTAACAGATTCAATAGCTTTAGCTGATGGTTTGTCGGCAGGATTGATACCACCCAACCAACACACAGCAACATAATGCTTGTTATTAAAGTTAATTTCTTCCCTACTATTGCCACCTTGTGCAGCACTTCTGTTTCCCCAACCTC